CGTGAAGGGCAGCGAGATATCGCGCCACCGCCGCTCTCCACCGTCCTCGGCGAGATAGACATCACTTGCATAGGCCGGGAAGTCATCCGGCTGCCAGTCATTTTCGGGGCTCACAAACTGGCCCCGAACCGCATTGAAGTTAGACGACATCGTCACGCGCGTCGCCAAGGTGAGACCACCCTCCCGCACATGATCCGAGGTCAGCGCCACCGATGGCGCGGCCCAAGCGCCGGCATGGAGGCGCCAGGCCCCGCCCGAGAAGGCGCAGCGCCCGGCAAAGGACGAGAGCATCCCCTCAATGATCGTCTTTGGAGGCTCGGAAAGCGAGATCACCCCATTGCAGGCATAGCGCGGCTCCGTCCCACCCCCGACCTTGGCCACCACCTCATCACAAATGTTGGCAGCCTCAATGAGGCTCATCCGGTCCACGCCATCTGCCGCCCCGATCTCCGCCCGGATCCCGAACTCAGGGTGCGCCATGTAATCGGCAAGGCACAGCGCGGGGTTTTCTGAATAGGCATGAGTTTCTGTGCGGGGGTCATAGATGTCGTCTTTGCCCTCGAGATCCACTGTGATGTTCGGAATGCCGCCCGGGAAGGCATCCTGGTCATAGGTGAGCCGCAACCGGATCGCGGCACAGCTCCGCAAACGATGGTTCTCGGTCCATTTGTCAGGCAAGGCTGCCTTGAGGCCCGCAAAGGCGGTCTGGTTGGCGGTGCCGAGTTTCTTTTCGACAAGGACTTTTCCGGCCCAGCGACCTTGGGTGACGCCCGCAGCACTGAGGGCCATATCGCCCTCGAAGTAGATGGCCCCAATCGATTTGACCCGGTGCGCCGCAAGGACGATGACCAGATCAAGGTATTGGTTTTCTGATCCGGAGGAATGCAGGAAGACGATGACCCCGCCCTTTCGGGTGCGCCCGTAAACAAGATCGCGCGGCATCACAGGCTCGCGCACCGTGACCGTCCGCGCCTGCAGCGTCATCTGCGGCTTTGGCATCAAGGCTTGGGCCGCATAGGAGAGAAGCAGCGTACCCCCAATCCGAATAAGGGCAGCCCCAATGCCACCGGCGGCCAAAACGCCGCCAATCGCGCCTGCGACCGCGGTAACGGCTGTCACGATGAAGGGCATGGGGTGAGTCCGGGATAAGGGCCGCGTGGGCTCACGCGCGGCAGTTTATTCTAGGCATCTCGCGGCTTCAGTGTTTAAGCTTCACCAACACCACTGCTTTTGACGACAACGTCTCTGTTCAGAACTTTCGTGGAGCTCGGCCCATGCGCCGCTTCGCACCAATCCAATAAACGTCGAATAGGGGCGACGTCGGATCTTGCAGTACCCAAGCTGCCTGGCCTCCATGTCCACGTCTGCCCCCATGCGCGGTCCGGGGAGAGGAGCCCGGGCCGCGCGCCTAAAGATCAGCGCAGGCCAGTCACCATCGCGTCAAACGACCCACGCCAAGCGGCATGAGGTGAGCGACGCGAAGGTAAGACCCTCAGGTGCAAGACCCACAGCGGTGGCGCCGATCACCACGCCGAAGCCAAGCCCAGTGTCCGTCAGCACAATGTCCCCGCGCTGCGCCAAAAGTGGGGTCGCGCGCGGTTCTCCCAAGAGCGCACGCCCCATGCCCTCTGGGGAAGCCCAGCCAAGGCGGCGCATCACACGCAAACCGCCGAGATGCGTTGTGTAGCGTCCCCGCCAGTGGGCCGCGGTATCCGCGCCGCCGGTCAGGATCATCCGTGTTTCAAAAGCAAAGATCGGGCAGTCATGGAGGCCCCATGCGAAGGGCTTGGCGCGTGCAGCCTCGACCGCCTCTGTGAGGCAGCGTTCCCAATGGTCGATACGGGTCATTCCATCACCTTTTCAGGCAGTGAACACGAGATCGTCCTTGACGTTCGACACTTCGTGTATTTAATTACACAGATGTTCGAGGTGCGCCAGACAGAAATCTTTGCAAGCTGGCTGGGCGGTTTGACCGACCTTCGCGCAATCGCTCGCGTCGATATCCGGATCCGGCGCCTCTCGCTCGGGAACATGGGCGATGCGAAGTCACTCGGGGAAGGGCTCAGCGAGATGCGTATCGACTATGGACCGGGCTACCGCCTTTACTTCACCCGCCGCGGGGAGCGCATCGTGATATTGCTCTGCGGAGGTGACAACAAGCGCCAGAGCACGGATATCGTCCGCGCGCGGCAATTGCTGAAGGATCTTGACGATGACAGTTGAAACTCGTCCTTGGGACCCCGTTGAGCGGCTCGACACGCCTGAAGCGCAGGAGGCCTATCTCGAAGCCGCCTTTGATGATGGGGACCCCAACCTAATCGTCGCTGCGATTGGTGACATTGCGCGAGCCCGGGGTATGAGCGAAATCGCTTCCAGCGCCCGCGTAAGTCGCGAGGTAATGTACAAATCTTTTCGCAAGGGGGGCAACCCCACGCTTGCCACTCTCTCTCAGGTTGCGGGCGCACTGGGCTACAAGCTAACCCTGCGGCGCGAGGCGGAGGCATGACTGCTGGCTTGGGACGAGCACTCACCCTCGCCCCCAGGTGATTTCTCTGTCCTGGATCGCGGTCACATATTCAAACCCGAGATCGCCTGGATAGAGCACTTGCTGACTTTCGTGGGTGTAGCGCCAAGTTCGCGCCACGGTCAGGTCGATCAGCCGGCTTTCATAGCTGATCGTGATCGTGCAGGTATCTGCGTCATCCTTGATTTCGGGGACGTCAAGGCGCCCCGAGAAGGCCTGAACCGGATCGGCGATGATGCTGCCACTCTCGGCCAGAAGCCCCAGCCAGATCCGCCCCGGCAGGCCCTGACGCGCCTCCTCAATGGCCATCTGCACGAGATCAAGCGGCACGCCAGAAAGCGAGACAGCCGTGCCCCCGGCCACAACCTCGCCGGTCTCATCGATGCCCCCGAGCCCAAGCAGCGAGCCTGCGCCAGACCAAGTTTGTCCGTTCCATGTGACAGACCCAAGGCCCGACCAGATCCGCACCCAGCCTGTTGCGAACTGACCTTCAAAGAAGATAACGGGCCGCAGCGACTGATCCGCCAGCGCCGTGGCGAAGGCGGGCGTGATGTCACGTGACATGAACTCTGTCCGTCAGTTATTGAGGCTCACAGCGCTTCGCGCGCGGAGAGGGTGAAGCGATGCTGATCCGCGCGGCCAATCACAGTGGGCACCGGTGCGGTGAGCCTCAAGAGAACCGACGGAGCGCTGAGACCAAGAAGCGCGCCAACCGGGACTGAGGCTCTGAGCGACGGGACAAAGCTGATCACCGCCTCACTTCCCATGGGAACGATATCCGCGGTCACTTGGTAAAGCCGGGTGGTGGCATCAGATCCGAGTTGGAAGAAGTCGCCAGCCCTGAGCCCAAGTCCCCATCCGGCGGTTTTCAGGGTGGAGGCGCCAGCGACTTGCACCTCGGTGACGTAAGGATTGCCAACAGCCACCGGCACCTCGATCGAAGGATCAGGGAATAGGAACCGTCCTCGCAATCCCCCAAGCGCAGTGAAGAAGGCTGAGAGCCGCCGCGCCTTGGCGCCTTGGGTCACCGCCATCTCGATTTGGTACTCCCACCAAGAGGCACCCCAGTCCTGGATCTGGGACGTGCCAGTAAAGGGCGAGCGCGCCTCGGCGACCGACGTGACTAGCCGCCGTTCGAGAGAGGTCACGAGTGTCAGTGGCAAGACTGGGATGGCCATCTCAGATTACCTGACCCCGGCGCCGGCCATCGGCCACGCTTTCCTTCGCAATACGGGCGATTTCAGGGATGGCAGCCCGCAGCCGCGCATCAATCTGCTCGGCCACGCCCATCTGCGCCCCACGTGCATCGATGTTCACCGTCACGCCGGTGCCAACGCTGGTACCGCGGCCATAACCGGCTGCCTCACGACGATTGAGCACCCGCTCGCCCCGCTGCAGGATGGCTGGAACCTCATCAGGTCGAAGTCCGGCCCAGCCGCCTGTATGCATCCGAGGGGCGCCCGTGAATGCCTCGACCGGAACCATGCGCATCGGTGCGCCCGCACCCACCATGCCTCCCGAATGCCAGATGCTTGCGTTCACCATCGGGTTTGCGGCAGCCGCTGCCCCACCCCCAAAGATCCCACCGCCAAAGACGCCCGAGAGCGCTGATGCTAAGGGGCCCAAGACCGCGTTCTTGAAGGCAAGCGTGGCAAGGTCCGCCAAGATCGAAGAGACCAGCGATTTGAAGTCGAACTTGCCGGTGGTGACAAATTGGCGGAAGGCGCTTTCCGCTGAAGAGAAGGCCGAGGTCAACGTCTCGCCCAGACCCTTGCCCCAATCCATCGCGCCTTTGGCATAGTCAGCCAGGGATTTTGTGACTTGCGCCCAGCCGGTTGCAGCCTCTTCCGCGGCCTTCTTGGCAGCACCACCTGCTCCACCAGCGGCTTGGCCTGCCGCATTAAAGCCATCAGATACAGCGCCCGCCGCCTCAGCAGCGCCAGCCAAAGCGTCCTCGCCTTCCGTACCCGCGCCGATGATTGCCGCCCTGAGCGCCGCCCAAGCTGTCATCGGGCGGGAGGCAGCCTCAGAGAGCATACCAGCCGCCTCGGAATATCCCGCCGCGCGACCGCGTGCCGCCTCCGCCATGCCCCCGAAGAGATCAGGCGCCTCGATGTAGGTCTTGCCCATGGCCGCACGGAAGGCATCAGCCGCCGCCGTGCCTGCGGCCGAGGCTGCGCCCTTGAAGGGATTGGCAATTCCCCCGAGATCGACCGCCTCCAAGGTACCGATCTTCAGCCCAGCTTCACCGGTCGCCCAATCAGGCAGAAGGGCCAGCGCCGCGTTTAGCCCCTCAATGAAGCCATTGATGCGCGTGACCACCGCATTCAGCATCGACTCGACGCCACCGATCAACCCATTCGCCGCCTGATAGGCAAAATCCCCGATCGCCTGCGGCAGCGCGCCCCAGATCGCTTTCACCCCATCAAAAGCACCTTGGAACGACCCAACCGCAGAATTGCCCCAGCCTACCACAGCCGACAGCGCCGATTGCAGCCCACCGTAAATCCCCGCCTGTGCGCCCGCCCAGCCTGCTTCAACCCGCGACCAGGCGGCCGTGGCCGCCAGCGCAAGGCGGTCCCAGGCCTCTGCCGCGACATCAAGCAAGAGGCCGAAGGCCGTGCCAACCCCGCCGACTTTGCCCACAAGTTGCGTGAACTGGTAAACAAGTTCGCCCGCGCCCACGATCAGCGCGCCGATCCCGGTGCGGATCAAGGCACCGCGCAGAACGACCAAAGCTGTGGCGAGGCCCTTCACGGAGAGGGCCGCAGCGGCCAGCCCTGCAACCCAGCGTCCGGCCATGACCGTGACAAAGGTTACGGCATAGGCCGTAAGCCTCCCAAGATTGTCGAGCACAGCGGTGAAGGCCCGATTGATGGGCCCACCAACCTCCGCCAGCCGCAAAAACCCCTCGGCCAGCGCCGTCACCGCAGGCGCCAAAGCCGCGCCGATCTGATTGCGCATGCCCTCAAAGACCTGACCCACACCGATCAGGGCCAACTCTGCCCGTCGCAAGGCGCTGAGCGCCCTTTGGTCAAGCACCACCCCAAGCCCCGCCGCCCGCTCGCCCAACCGCGCCATCTCCGCGCCACCGTCTTGCAGCAAGGGAATGAGCCGCGTGGCATCCGAGGCCATCGCCTCGAGATAGAAGGTCATCTCTTGGCTGTTGACGCCCGCCTTCTCCAAGCTTGAGACATAAAGCTGCAGCGCCTCAGGTCCCGAGAGCCGTGCAAACTCTTCAGCCGTCACCCCCACCTTCGGCGCGATCTTCTCAAAAAAGTCCGCCATCGGGCCGCCGCCCGTCTGCAGGAAGTCCCCCACCCGGTCGTTCACGTCCTTCAGAATATCGGCGAGTTTTTCTTGTTCGATCCCGACCGTCATCGAGGCAGCCGTCCAGCGCTGGAACGCCTCCGGCGCGGCATTGGCGATCTGGGCAAACTGCGTAATCTCGGCGGCACTTTGTGCCGTGGATCGCACAATGAGGCCCAACGACGCCGTCGCTGCCGCGGCCGCAGCCCCAAGGGCAATCCCAGCCTTGCGCGCAAAGCTCGCAAGACGGGCATTGGCCAGCTCCATCTCGCGTGAGAGACGTCCAAAGCCTTTGGATCCGGCCTCGCCCACGCCTTCCAGCTCGGCACGGACCTGACGGCCGCCCACAGCCGCAAGCCGGACAGAGATGCGTTTTTCAGCCATGGAGAGGACAGGTCCTGTTAATGAAGTTCAATCATGGTTGGGCGCGATCTGCGCGTTCAGACTACGCACCATCACCGCCTCAATGCCGGGCAGGAGTTCCGCGATGGCAGGTGCCGGAACACCGAGGGCCGCACCAACCGCAAAGGCCGCGCCCATGTCCCAACCGATCACCACGCCGGGGCCGATGCGCAACTGCCCCCCAAGGCGCCCGACAAGATCCCAGACCTGCCAACCCTCAAGCGTGAGCGGCTGGTTCAGTCGTGCGGGGCAGTCGGGGCAGACGGATTCACAGGCAGCGCAGTAGCCGTCGCCCCCGCCGAATTCCCACTCGGCACGGGCGATGAGGCGTTTTTTTCCGCGTCCAAGAGCAAGCCCTTCGCGACATAAAGGCTTTGGAAGGCTTCGAAGATCGGCCAGATATCCAAAAGCGCATCGATGGCATCAGGGCTTACCGGTAATGGCTCGCCCTCAGTGTCCCCAATCCCTTCCCAGTCAAGAATAGCAGAGCGCGCCAGCGCCTTGGCCATCACCAGTGCGGCCTCCTCCGTTCTCACCTCTTTCGGTAGGTCAGCAATCGCTGGATCGCTGCGTGCGGCCACCATCAGCGCCGTGGTGAGCGGGCGAAGTTTCACCCGCACACCGGAGGCGAGGTCACACCAAAAGGGTGCGTTGTTGAGATCGAGGGTAAGCATGTTGGGTTCTCTCAGTAGGAGGCGACAGTGTTGACGAGGACGGCCGTACACATCCGGGTGGGGCTCGCAGCTTTGGCGGCCTGCCATTCGAAGGTTGCCTGAATGCCCTGCGGCCCTGGGATTTCGATCCGGGGGCGCGGCAGGTAGACGGCATGGGCCGTGAAGGTGAAGCTCGCACTTGCCCCAAGGCTCCAGGCGAAGACCAACTCGCAAGGCGTGCCATCCAGGGCTTGGGTGATGAGGGCCGTGTCGGCAAAGCGCACCTCCATCCGCCCGGTCAGTACCGCCATTCCGGGATCGGCACCCTCGATCTTGCCGTCCGCGCGGATGGTCTCAATCCGATCGAGGCCATTGGAATAAGTGACCTCCGCTGAGATGACATTGCCGAGCGGTGTGCCATTCCGGGTAATGGATCCGTTGAAGTGGCCGAAGCGCTGCTGCGACAGGGCCGTGGTCGTACCTGCAGCCGTGGCAGCGGCGGCGCTCTCCCCTTGAGCCACGAGCCGCGCAGTTGCGGTCAGAAGACCTGAGCGTGACATCTGCCAGCTCAGTTGATCGCAAACGCAGCCCGTGTACATCGCATAGCGCGGCACTTCGGGCGTGCCCGTCTCGATGGCCATGCTCGGCAGCGACCAGTTCCCCGATTGGAACGTGTGGGTCTTCGGTGTCGTGCCGGTGGTCGTAGGGCCTCCGAAGGCCGCCTTTAGCCAAAGGCCGAAGTTCTCGACATCGATCGGCACCACGACATCGCCATCCGCCGTGACCGCATCCTTGATCGGGGCCAGCGGGTCGCGCCCCTGGCCCAAGAGCTCCGAGGCAATCAAAGGTTGCTCAGAGCCGAGCGTGGTGCTGGCGAAGGGCACCGTGCGGAACCCTGTGGCGGGCGCAGTGCCGTAAACAGTCTCGAACGCCAGCGCCATTTGCGCCCGCGCCCCATGGGCTCGTGCCATTTTGGTATCCTTTTCGGCGGATTTTGGTTAGAGGAGCAGCAATTGCATTTGACGCAGAGGCAATTCATGCTGGGACAAGCGCTCAGCCAACGCACCTATGGTGCAGACACGACCCGAAGGCAGACCTCGAATGACCACTCTCACACCAAGCACGGCAAAACCATCCGTCCTCGCGCCAGATCTCGAAGTCACGGGCGATATCACCAGCACCGGCCCCTTGGTGGTTCAAGCACGTGTTGTCGGCAACATCACCGGTGAGATCGTGACGATTGAGCATTGGGCCAATGTAAAGGGCGACATTGAGGCCAAGCAGGCAACGATTGAAGGCGTCGTGGTTGGCGCTGTGATCGCGGAGGAT